GCTCGTATAGGAACGACTGCGGCGACACCGGCAGATGGGGATTTGTTGGTGAGTGGAAACGTGGGCGTGGGCGTTGTGCCGGCAGCTACGGTGGCAGATTACACTGCGCTCGAAATGGGGGGACTGACAAACATCTCCGCAAAAACTGGCGCGGCAGTGGCTGGCAACCCCACTGTGATAAGTAACAACGCATTTATTGATGCCAACAATTTTAACACCGGCTGGAAACGGTTGATTGAAGCTGCGTGCAGTCAGCACCTAATGGTTGACGGAACTCACAAGTTACGAGTAGCCGGTACAGCAGTAACGACTGGAGCAATCACTTGGACAGACGCACTGACCATCGACAGCGCGGGACTCGTTCAAGTAGCTTCGACACCATCAGACACGGTTGGCACTGTTGGATTTAGTTTAAAAGACGCTGGTAATGCTATTGAGTTCGGCTTGCGTTTGGATGCAGCTAATAAGGATTTGCATATCGACCGATATTATGCGGGTGCGTGGCACGGCCCAGTAATAACGTTCGACAGAAGTTCGGGCAACGTGGGGATTGGCGCAACACCAACCGACCCAGACGGTTACTCTACGGCGTTGAATGTCAAAGGCGGGTCGGCGACCAACGGTGCGGCGATTTATCTTGGCAACACCGCAAATGAAAACTCGCTGCGATTGAGTAATTGGAGTGGTACTGGTTATGTGACGGTTCGTGGTGCATACCCGCTATACATCGGCACAAACAACACAACTCGCGTCACCATCGACGGAACCTCCGGTCTAGCGACATTCTCGGCGGGGATTGCGTTTCAGTCGGCGACAACTGGTACGGGAACTACCGCTTCGGGGTATACACTTGATGCGTATGAGGTTGGTACATTTACTCCTACTGTTACATCGGCTACTGGAACGATTACAACCGCAAGCGCGACGGGGACATACACAAGGGTGGGGCGAGTAGTCAGCGCAACATACGATATTACCGTAACCACTAATGGCACCGGTGCTGGCACGCTGAACGCAACGTTACCTTTTACCGGAAGCGCAAATAACAGCTACGCGATCGGCAGAGAAGTTACCGCCGTAGGATTTTCTATTACTGGAACGATAGGCACCGGATTAGTCAGTTTGGTTAAAACGTCAAATGACTTATATCCAGCAGCAGACGGGTATCGGCTCAAGTGTTCCACAGTATATCAAGCGGCTTAAAAGACATCAATATGGCATTAGAAAAGAAAACAGTAATGGGCCAAATCGAAGTTGGCGAAAATGGTTCAATCGGATTGCGAACCGACACAGTTGTACTCGATGACGGCGTAGAATTGAACCGCTCATTCCACCGCAAAGTATTAGCCCCCGGCGATGACGTAACCGGCGAGGATGCGAAGGTTCAAGCCGTTGCGTCAGCAGTATGGACGGATGAAGTTGTGGCGGCATATGTCGCAAGCCAAGCAGCGGCAGAACCGGCAGCGGAAGAATCAGACGGCGAATAATTTGATATGACTATTAACACAGTCCCCACAGAAGCACTCAACGCAAGTTTGGTTGAGGTGAAACTAAACTCGGCCCAAATGTTTGGGATGCAGTACAGCTTGGAATGTTATAGCACTCGCCAATTAACGGACGAGGAAGGCAAACCAGTTACGGCGACCGGACTAATTCATACCGAGTTACTCCAAGTCACCGGCCCTAAATGGCGCGATTGGACACCGGACGCAGCGGCAAGCGACGAGGCGTATCTGCAGCAACTCGCGTTGACTCAATTAAATTTAGAGGCAGCGCCAGTTGTAGAAGCTGCGCCAACAGAATAAAACGGACGCCAGGGGGATGGGTTGGACTTTGGGGCATTTCTTGAACAGCACGGTTTTGCGGCGGCGGCAGCCATCGCGGCCGGTTGGTTCGTGGTTCGCCTTGTTAATTTCACGCTGGACGACCTGCGGGCCTGTCTCGCCTCAATGGAGGACTCCTTCAAAGCCCTTGAAGGCATCACCATCAAACTCATCGAGCGCCACAATCAAACCGACAAGCGCCTGGCTGAAGTGAGCGAACGCCTTGCACGACTTGAGAAACAAGCTGAAGCCAATTATGAATTTATTCGTTCCCAACAGCAACCGACAAGACGCCGCTAGACGCTGGTCTATAATCGTCTGCCTGTCGGCCCTGGCTATCGGTTGCAGCACCAACAGGATTAAATCATTCGACCTGGACATGGGTGGTTTGGAACTGGAATTTTATAATCCAGAAATGGCGCCGCCAGCAGTTGGTTTTTTTGGAGTACAAACAAACAGACTGAATGCCACGCCGGCAAGTTGGCCAAAGTTAATGCCTCTTGAAAGGTGAATGATATATTGGACATGAGCAAAGCAACCGGCAGCGGCGTCGTCGGCGTCGGCACCTGGTACGTTGAAATTTCGCAACTCCTACAGTTAAGCATATCAACCGCCTGTCTCTGTTACTTGGTTGCTAAGATTTATTATTTAATACAAAACAAAGGACAATAATATGGACGCACTAAAAGGAAAAAAAAGTTACATGACGGGCATTGGCGCCCTACTAGCCGCCTGTGGTTTATACCTGCAAGGCCAGATTGAGCTTGGCGCCGCCGTGCAGTTGGCCGTGACGGCCATGATGGGCATTTTCATCAGGAAGGGTATCAAATCTGATACCGCTCCGGCCGAGGATGCTTGAGGTTGTTCTGGCCGTAGTGGCGGCCCTGGTTACCTGGTACGCCAAGCGGCGTATCAAACGCCTTGAAGATGACAACGCCGAATACTTGGACGCCTTGTCTGAAATCGACCTGGCCGTGGCTACTGGCAACCAGGAGCGCGTCAACGCTCGCCTTGAGTCTACTCTGCGCCGGCTGCGCCACGACGCCAAGGTTGCTAGTGATTCCGGCCGACAAGCTAGTGGAACGTCTGCCGGCGGCTGAAGCCTACACGCCGGCTGTGCCTGGTTGGTTCGTGCCTGACGCCAGAATGCAGGAAATCCTGCACGAACTCCATGCCAAGGTCGTTGCTGAATGATACACTGCTAACCTCCGCAACTGGCGAATACCTGGTTGCCGCCGAACTGTGCCAACGTGGCTGGCAGGTCTGTATGTCGCCGCACCAACCCAGCTTTGACATTGCCGCCGTCAAAGGCCGCAAGGTTCAGCGTGTCCAGGTAAAGACCTGCGCGAAGCCGGCAATCGACCCAGGCAAACACGTTGGGCGGTATTCTTTCTTCCCAAAATGCCGCAGCACCAACGACCTTTACACGCGCGAGGAAACGGATTTCCTGGTTTTTGTCGGCCTTGAACACAAAGCTTTTTTTGTTCTGCCGGTTGAATCTGCCACAGTTACAAAATTCAACTGGGCGCCTGGCCAGCCTGCTGGCGTGCTGGCGCCCTATCTTCAGGCATGGCAACTGCTCGAAAAATAGCTGCGCCAAGGCGCTTGAAGATTCTCAACCTCACCTACACGGTGCGCTTTGTGGCCAGCATCGAGGCAAGTGGATGGTGTGACTTTGACCAGCAGGAAATTGTGCTAGCCGAGGGGCAGAGCAGGCAGGCGCTGGCCGACACGTTCATGCATGAGGTTTTGCACGCTGTTGGCGCTGCCATGTCGGTTGACTACGAAACCGAGGAACAAGTCGTCCTGACATTTGCAACCGGCCTGACTACCTTCTGGCAGGCAAACCCTGGCGCCCTGCGCTGGTGGGCAAGCCTTCTTTAAGCCTCCACAGCCTTCTTGCCACCCAAAGGCGACCGACCCAACGCCTTCTTGATGCTATAAACTATCTTTTATAAACTTCACTTTTGCACTTGTCAACAATCGGTTTAGGTTTCACAGTGCCGTTACGGAGGGATAAAGCTAAATGCACAAAGTAAAAAACAACCAACATTGGGCGGCCTACCTGGTCGCAAGTAAGAAGGCGGCGGCAGCAAAGCGCCGCCATTTTGAAGTAACCGACATGACCGGCGCCGGCCAGTTTGTGTTCAGATTTTACGCCTGCGGGGCGGCGGCAGTCATCGGATGGCTGTTGCTCTTTGGCTGGCAATAACAAAAACAAACAAACAAAAAAGAGATATGTCATTATCAATAACAGTAAGCGAAGGCGGCGGCGGCAACTGGGAAAACGCGCCAACAGGAATCCACAAATCAACGTGCTGCGACGTTGTGGATTTGGGCCGGCAGGAAACCGAGTTCGGAGAAAAGCACCAGTGCGAATTGCATTTTGAACTGGCCAAGGAGTCGGCCGGCTTTGTTGAGGCGACAGGCAACCAGTTTACGGTGCGAACGCAACGCTTCAACCTGCCAGAGCCAGGCCAACAGTTGAACGAGAAAAGCAGCCTGCACAAGTTCCTGTCGGCATGGCGCGGCAAGACCCTGACGCCAGGCGACAACATCGAACTGGGCAAACTGGTAGGTGTTCACGCGCACCTTGTTCTGGCCATGAAAGTCAGCAAGAACACCGGCAGCGAATATACTGCAATATCAACGGCCAGCCCAAAAAACAAAAACGAGGTTTTCCCGCCATTGTCTGGCGCCTACACGCGGCGAGCAATGGAAGCTGCGCCAGCCGTTCAAGCGCCTGCACCGGCACAGCCAGCCCCTGTTCAACCTGCGCCTGCGCCTGCCGCCAACCTCGACGCCGACGACGTGCCTTTTTGAGCCATGGCCAACCCAATAAACCCCAACCCAGCGCACAAGGTTGCAATTGATTACTACAACCTGGCGCCAATCTTTTTCGACATTGAAACAGAGGCGTTGCCGGCAAAGGAACTGGAAAACGACCTGCCTTTTTTTGAAGCGCCTGCAACCTGGAAAGACCCTGTGAAGATTGCGGCCTATGTTGAGAAGAAACGCCTGGAGTATGTCACCAAGGCCGCACTGTCACCCCTAACGGGGCGCGTGCTGGCCATTGGCATTGCATCGGACAAGGACGGCCAGGGAGTGTTTGAAGGCGACGAAAAATATCTTCTGGGCGAGTTCTGGAAATATTTCCGGCACAACAATGAGGCGCAATGGGTTGGCCATAACACGCACAACTTTGATTGGCCCTTCCTAATAAAGCGCAGTTGGAAGTTGGGCGTGAATGTCGCTTCAGGCATCAAGGACGGCAAGTGGTATCGCAAGAACCTGCGCGACACTATGGAAATGTTTTGTGGCGGCGGTTACGGCGACCGCATCAGCTTGGACAGGTTGGCGCGATACTTTGGAGTGGGCAGCAAGGGAGGCGCAAGCGGCGCCCATTTTGCCGAGACATACCACAACGACAAGCCGGCTGCCATCAAGTACCTATACAACGACCTGGCAATGACCCAGGCCGTATTTGAACGGATGATTTAGCAATTTAGGGGTTCAGATCGGCTATTAAGACGCCGACGGGTTTTAGTTTTGATTACCCCATTGAACGCCCCGACTTTTCAAATGGAATACGACGGAATAAACGACGAACGGCAGACCGAATGCGCCGAATGTGGCCTGCAATATACGCAGGAAGATTGCGGCGGCGGCGACTGCCCAGGGTGCGACAAGGAGGAACAATAAATGATATTTAAAACAGACGAACAACTGCGCGACAAATGGCTGGCCAAGTTTCAGTCAGAGGCGCACGCCAAATTCACGGCAGGAATCAAGGAACACAACCCTGACGGCACAAAAGGCATTGGTCGAATGACCGTTGAACAGTTGGCTGCCGAAATGAAGAACGAAGCAATCGACCAATACTTCTACGCCTGCGCCCTCATCGAGGGAATAGAGAGGGCCGGCCAATGACTGTTCATTTGCCGGAAAATTGGCGCCGACATGTTGAGTCAGCGGCCAAGGTAGTCACTGCAAACGAAACCAGGGAGAACCTGCGCCCAGATTTCTGGGTGCGACGTTACACGGCAGAATCGGCGCTGAAGTTGGCGCTGAACATCGAAGATATTGAAGGTTACAAAATATATGTAACAAACAACCCTGCCCTGGGGTTGATGGTGCCAACCAAATTAGTCGATCCAGTTGACGACGGCCTGGTACTGTTGTTGGCCGAATATATTAGTGCCGAGTACATCGTTTTTCATGGCTGGATTAAGGAGTTCACAGCACGCAAGCGATACACGCCAAGATCAGTCGAGGGGCGCGGGCCATTGCTTCATGTTGTGCCGCTTAACCGACTTTCACCTGTGCGGGATTTGACGAATGACTGAAAAGGAACAGATTCAGGAAAAGAAAAAAGCACTTTTGATTCGTTTAGAATTAGCCGAATTGAAGCAGGTTGAAATGAGATTGCAACTCATTGAAATAAACATTGAGGCACAAAATGAACTGCTCAAAAAAAGTTTACAACACACTGTCTGAACTCCCGCCAACTGCATCACTGCGACCTGGTAAAACCCAGTTTGCAATTGACCCAGGGAAAAAGGGAGGCATTGCCGTGCGCTATCCTGGCGACAACGTGCAGGCATATAAGATGCCGGCAACCGAGGGCGACCTGCGCGACTTGTTTGTGCGCCTATACAATCCCGACAACCCAACCGTTGCCTACGTTGAAAAGGTTGGCGGTTACATAGGCGGGCCAGGGGCGCCAGGCAGCGCCATGTTCAATTTCGGCCGCAACCATGGTTTTACCTTGGGCTTGTTGTCGGCCCTATACATTCGAACCGAACTGATTACGCCGCAGCAATGGCAGAAACGGCTGTCGCTTGGCACCAGCAAAGGAATGAAGCCGACCGAATGGAAAAACAAACTGAAGGCAGAGGCACAGCGCCGTTTCCCTGACATGACCGTGACACTTTACACAGCCGACGCGCTGCTGATTCTGGAGGCTACGAGATGAAAACAACAAAGGAACCACAGGAGGACGGCTTACTGAATAAAGCCGATTTAGCCAAACGCTTGGCCTGCAGTAGCCGGACAATCGACAACTGGATGAAACTTGGTTTATTGCCATACATAAAAATCGGCTTTTCTGTTCGCTTTTATTGGCCTGACGTTAAGACCGCTCTGGCAAAATATAAAGTTGCAGAACATGAGGATTGAACTGACAGCGAGCGAGATGACGGCGAAGCAGGCCAGGGATAAGCGCTACCGCGAAAGCCCCGAAGGCAAGGCAGCAATGAAAAGATACCGCGAAAGCCCTGAATGTAAGGCTGCCCAAAAACGCTACACAGACAGCCCTAAAAGAAAGGCGGCCCAAAAGCGCTACCGTGAAAGCCTTAAAGGGAAGGCCACCAAGGCGGCTTGGTTGAGTTCGCCCAATGGAATCGAAAACATACATCTCTCAAATTGGAGTTGCGGCGCAATGCGCTGCACCGACTGCGGGCAAATTTTTGCAGCGGACAGCGTTTTAGGAAAGGGATGGGAAAGAGTCGGCCTTTATAGGTGCGTCTGTGATTTGTGCCAGGAAAATGAAAATTGAACTGACAGCCAGCGAAATGGCAATTGCCAATGTGGTGGCAGCAATGCGGACGACCTGCAACAGGGCCGGCAACATTGTTGAACGCAAGATCGGCAGCCATTCATCCTACCAAATGGACGTTGACGGGTTCGCGGCAGAGTTGGCTTTTTGCAAGGCCATGAACCTGCACCCCGACCTGTCTGTTGTGAACCAATCGCTGACTCATGACTGCGTAGCACGCAACGGCAAAACCATCGACGTTAAGACGACGCGATACGTTGGCGGCCGGCTCTTGGTTACGCCCAACAAAAAAGACTGTGCGACAGATATTTATGTTTTAGTTATTGGCACGCCTCCGGCCTTCGACGTCATCGGTTACGCCTACAAGGACGAAGTTTTCGCCGACATAAACTACCGCGAACTGAACGGCCGATGGTCATACATTGTCGAGCAGTCACAACTGCACAATTTTACGAATGCGTAAACCTACCTTAAAACAGATTTTAAAACGAACAGCCAAGCACTACGGCCTGGAGGAAAAACAACTAACCCAACCCAGGCGCGGCCCTTGGCCAATCAGTTGGCCGCGACTCCTGGCCATGTCGATTGCCTACGAACAGCCCTATTCCTGCGCCGAGGTTGGCACGGCATTCAACCGGCACCACACAAGCACAGTCTACGCGCACCAACGTGTCGCCGACCTGTGCAAGCAAGAGCCTGAACTGGCCAAGGAACGTGAACGCCTTCGCAAAGTCATAAATGGCAACAATTGACGAACTGAAGGCAAGACTGCCGTTGCCTGACCTGCTCCGAGCCATGGGGCTGGGCGACTATGCCAAAAAGCTTTGTTGTTCTCCGTTACGCAAGGACAACAACCCAAGCTGGGGCATTTACCAGGACGACAAGGGCCATCACTGGAAGGACTTTGCAACCGGCCAGGGAGGCGATGAACTGGACTTCCTAAAAGCCCTGCACAACTGCGACACAAAGGAGGCGCTGAAGCATTACGAGAACATGGTCGGCCTGCCACAACCTGCCGAACCAACAACCGTCAGCATTGGCAAACTGCCCGACGCTGGCGAGTGGCGCCAGGCTGTTGAGAGTCTGGCCGGCAATCCCAAGACCTTGGCCCATTTAGCAACCTGGCGCGGTTACTCAAAAACGCTGCTGGTTGGCCTCATAGAAAACGGCCTGGCTGGTTTGGTTGGTGAGTCAATCGCTTTCCCCATTTACAACGAGGGCGGCGCCTACCAGGGAATGCACCTTCGCACAGAGTCAGGCTGGCGCATCACAGGCGGGGGCAATCAACCTTGGCTAATCGGTAGCCATAACGCCGACAATCTGCACGTTTTCGAAAGCCAATGGGATGCAATGGCCTTCATGGATTCCCAAGGCTTCGGCAACGGCGCCTGGCAGCCTGAAACCCACGCCTGCATGATTACCAGGGGCGCATCCAATGCCCGAAAGCTGGAGGGCAGACTGCACCCAGGCCAAAAGATTTATATATGGCCACAGAATGACGAGGCAGGCGCCAAGTGGGCCAACCAGGTGGCAGAAATGGCCACAGGCGACGTTTTCAAGGTCAAGGTGCCTGACGACATCAACGACACAAACGATTGGCTTAAACGTGACGGCAAGAGCGCCCTCAAGTCAGGGTTGGCGCTGGCCAGGCGAATGCCAAAGGTCAAGGCAGAGGAAACAGCAGACGAAGTGCCGGCTGGCCTAATTATCAAACGATATTCCGACCTGCAAACCACGCCTATGGTTGTACCACAACAAGTGATTGATGGCGTGCTGTATAGGGGCGGGAAGATGATCGTGGGAGGAACCAGCAAAGGCCGCAAAACCTGGTCGCTGATGGATTTGGCCGCTGCTGTGGCCACAGGAAGCGAGTTTTGGGGCCGTCAATGCAATCTTGGCGACGTCCTCTACATCAATTTTGAGCTTCAGGAGTTCAATTTCAGGCAGCGTATGGAGGCCATTCTGAAGGCCCGCAACTGCAAGGATGCTTCCCGCGTTCACGTGCTGAACCTGCGAGGGCAGGCGGCCGATATGACTGTTCTTCGCCCTATTTTGGCCCAAGCCATTGAATCAAGGGACTTTAGCCTGCTGATTTTCGACCCTATTTACAAGCTGATAGGCAGCCGGAGTGAGAACGATGCCGGCGATATGGCCGACCTAATGAACGAATTTGAGGCTTTAGCGGTGGATTCAGGCAGCGCCCTGGTGTTCGCCCATCACTTCGCCAAAGGCGCCCAGGGAGGCAAATTCGCCATTGACCGCATGAGTGGCAGCGGCGTGCTATCACGCGACCCTGACGCTATTCTGATACTATCAGACCATGAAGAGGATGATTGCTACGTTTGTGAGGCAACCCTGCGCTGCTTCCCTGCAATCCCACCATTTGCCCTGCGCTGGGACTTCCCACAACTCAAGCCATGCGACGACCTGGACGTTGAGGGGATACGGCAGCCAGGGAGAAAGAAAACCTACAACGAGAACCAACTGCTAGACCTGCTGCCCAAGGATGGGTTGACCTTTGGCGATTGGCTGGAGAAGGCCAAAGCCGAGCATGGCATCAGCAAAACATCCTTCTTCCGCTCCCTTAAAAAGCTGAAGGATGCCGATTCTGTATTCAAGCAGGAGGGCGGCATTTGGATGCCTTTCGGCCAATTTCGCACCTGAAACCAATTAGTTCCACAAATGAAACTTAAACCCTTTAATGACAGCAGTTTGGCGGTAAAACCTGGTTGGTTCCATAATGGCAAACTGGTGCCTTATGGTAACCCCTGGTTTTACTGGCTGAAAGCTGGTTCCATAGTTCCAAATACCTTTAGGTATGGGATTTTGGAACCAATTGAAAAAATATGATTGAGAAACTGAAGGCGATGTTTGAAAGCAAGAACGTGGCGACCTTCAGCCCTGACGATGAACTGCCAGGCGGCTGGGTTGAGAGTATAGCCACATGGCCCGCTGCCGTCGAGTGGCAAGACCATCCACAGGTGAAGGCATACAAGGCCAGGGGCAAGTTCAAGGGCTGGGATAGCCAAGGGAATAAATTATGGGCAGGTGAATAATCCTGACGACAGCCTTGAGTTGGCAGGCCAATACTTTGCCGGCGCTGTGATAGAGCAGGCCGTGAGGGATTGGCGCAAGGCCAAGGCGTCTGGATTTATAACTAACAAGGGGCAGGTTGATGGAGAAATGATACAGGCATATTACAAGAACAGCAGCAACTACAAGCTGCCGACGTCCTTTGATGGGCCGGCAGACCTTGAGACGCTTGTCACATTCTTTCAAGGTGGAGGGCTTGAAGTCTGGCTGACCTTTGCCGGCCTTCAGATTGACCCTGACGTCATCATTGCTGGCTTGGATTACATTCCTGCACGGAAAGCTAAGATCGGCCACCTGCTCAAGGACGAGGCTATGCAGTCTGGCAATTACTTTGTCGATATGCAGGGGGAAACGCTGTGACGTTTAACAGTTTGCAACTGATAATTAACAGCCGACCTACCCCCCCCCGTAAGGAATCTTTTCCATGTGACAGCCTCCCGCAGGTGTCCATTCCCGCAACGTTATTATCTATTCGTGGAGTTTTGCCCGTCTTGCCGTCTGTGGGCGCCGTCACGGCCTTTTTATTTCCAAACCCCATGACTCTGCCCACAAAAGCAATTCAACCTTAAACGAAAATTTATGCTGACCCATTACCCAACTTTGTCGGCCGTCTCTGCGGCTTTAAGTTTCAACCGCCAGCGCCTTTATCAAATCGCCAAGCGCCCTGGTTTCCCTCCGAAAGGCCCGAAGGGCTACGAAGTCGAGCAGGTGCTTGCCTTCCTGACGGCCGAAGGACTCCAAACCAAGCCATCAGTCAACACGCCGGCAGCGGCCGACAACCGAAACCTGACCGACCTGAAGGCCGACCTACTCAAGGAACAGATTGCCAAACTGAAATTCCAGAACCAGGTCGAGCAGCGGCAGTATATTGCCAAGGAAGAAATCGCCAGCGAACTGACGCGCATCATTCACCAATTCAAAAGCGTACTATACGCCGCATTAGAAAACGAACTGCCGCCAATACTTGAAGGCATGAAGGCAGCCGACATTCAGGTGAAGACCCGCGGCGCATTGGCCGAGGCATTCCGCACAATCGAGACAGACAAATGGGCAACAAAAAAATAGAATGGGAAAACTGAAACAATTGGCCGAGGCAGCCGCCGACTTTTACCAGGTGCCGTTTGAAGGCTTAACTAGCACCAACAGGTCGGCCATTTACACCAGGCCACGGCATCACTGTCAGTGGATTGCAAACGACGCCGGCATCAAAAAAAGCGTGATTGCAGAGTTTTGGGGGCAAGACCGTTCTTCTGTTCATTACGGTTGCAAGATTGTGAATTTACGCATTGAAAGAAACGAATACGAAAAACTGGAGTTGCAAAGGTTCATGCAATACGCCCGCAAATTCATAAAGCGATGACCTACACCGAAGAAATCGCACGCCAAGCCATTGCGCCCAGGAGTACCGACGCACCATGGCTGTGGGCAGAGAAAAACATCATCGTTGACAAGACCAGCCCCTTCCCTGGCAAGTTCAATTCCAATATCGCGCCCTGGACGAAGGAACCAATGGAATGCTTTGCCGACAACCGCGTGAAAGACCTGTCCATCATGTGCAGCGCCCAGTCTGGCAAAACACAGATGGTGATGACGTTGCTGGCCTGGTGCATTGCCGAGGATGCCGGCCCTGCCATGTGGGTGATGGCTGCCCAGGACGAGGCCAAGACCTTTGCCAGGACAAGGTTGATGCCGACCCTGGAGAACTGCGAACCTGTGGCGCGGCTGTTCCCTGCCGACCGACACGCCAAGACGACTTTGGAAATCAATTTCGCTTCGATGCCGCTGGTAATTAACGGCGCCAACAGTCAGAGCAAACTGCAAAGCAAACCTGTGCGCTGGTTGTTTCTGGATGAGGTGCGCAACTATCCACCAGGCGCATACGAGATGGTGCTGAAACGAACGCGGGCATTCTGGAACGCTCGCCGGATAATGATTTCAACGCCTGACCATGAAAACGACCATGTGCATCGTGCCTACATGGAAGGCGACCAGCGCATCTACAAAGTCGAATGCCCTGCCTGCAAAGGCCGCCACGAAATGGCTTTCGAGAATGTAAAGTGGGATACGAACGCCGACACGTTCAAAAATGATGAATGGGACTTCGACGAACTGACAAAAACAATCCGCTACGAATGCCCAGACTGCCAGGCGCCGTTTGTTGACCGGCAAGACATACGCAAGGCGTTTGCCTGTTCCGGCGTTTGGGAAGTTACCAACCCGCAGGCGCCTAGCGAGAAAGTCAGTTTCCGCTGGTCGGCCGTGCTGCCGCCATGGGTTGCCTGGCGTGATTTGGTCCAGGAGTTCCTTCAGGCCAAGGCTGCGCTTCGCGTCGGGACAACTGTTCCCTTGAAGGCGTTCAAATGCGAATCGCTGGGCGTGCCATGGATTGAGGAAATGGAGAGCGACGACGAACTGCGAGAACTGTCGGTGCATGATGACGCCTGGCCCTGGCCTGCCGAGGACTTCCGCTTCGCAACTGTGGACGTGCAGAAGGATTTATTTTATTTGGTCGTTCGCGCCTGGTCGAATGACGGCAACAGCCGCCTGTTGCATTGGTCAAAGCCGTTGACCTGGGAGGACGTCGAGGCTTTGCGGATCGAGTACAACATCAAACCGCACCTGCTGTTCATCGACTCGGCCTACAACTCTCAGAAGGTCTATGCGGCCTGCAAAAAGTTTGGCTGGACTTGCATGAGGGGCAGCAAGCAACGCGACTTCGCGCACAAACTGAAGGACGGAACCAACGTGCGCCGTGCCTACTCGCCCAGGGTGCTGGTCGATCCGGCCATAGGAACCAAGGCCCAGGGCAGAGTGCGCCCTGTATCGCTTTTCCATTGGAGCAACCCGACGGTGAAGGACGTACTTTACAACCTGCGCGAAGGCAAGGGCGCCAGTTGGACTGCCCTCCCAGATTCCGGCCAGGAGTACGAACTGCAAATGTTTTCCGAGCGCCGCAAGGAACGCGCCGACCGCGCCGGCCAGCCTGTTTACGAATGGCACAAGGTTGGCAAGCGAGCCAATCACATTTGGGATTGCGAAGGGATGCAGGTTGCGGCGGCCATGATGGCCAGATGCTTGGAAACTTTTTTCACTATTGTTGAAAAAGGCCAAAAACGTTAGCAAATACGCAAAAACTTTCTTCATTTATTTTCACAAAAGGGGTTGACATAAGCGAACTGTTCGCTTATTGTATTTCCAGCGCGAGGGAATAAGCCCAAGCCACAAATAAAAAAATGAACGCAAAACAGAAACTCCAAAACAGAATTAAAGCCCTGACAACTTCGCAGATCGAGGCCGCCCTGGTTGTTATCAACAAAGCATGGGACAAGTTTACAAAAGAGGAACTGATTGTGCGCGTTGCAATGTTGAACGAATACGAGCAACGCAACGGCGGCGAGATGGTTGACGCCTTAATGGACAAACTCGAAGCAACCGCATAAACCAAGAAAGGAACCAAACAAAATGAAAAAACACACAAACGGCCCTTGGCTAATAACAACAATCGACGGCGACGACTGTTTGATGGTTGGCGGCGGCGACGGCAGCGACGTTGTTGCAGACATTCGGACAGACCGGCCAGAGGATGAAGTGGAGGCCAACGCGCATTTGATGGCGAGTGCGCCGGAAATGTACGAAGCATTGAAAAAACTGGCCGAATGTTCAAAGGAAGTTCCGCTTATGAAATACGAGCAAGGTTTAGTTGATAAAGCAATCGCCCATGCAGAAGGGCGGGAAGTTTGACAACAACCCACAACTGCCCGCATTGCAACAAGCCAATCAATATCGGCAAAATCCTTGGCAGCAAAAGCAGCGAGGCCAAGACCCTGGCAGCCAGGGCCAACGCCAGCAAACCGCCCAAGCCAGGCAGCAGGCCACGAGGCCGGCCGCCTAAACCGCTTGACGAATCCAAGACCTGACGCAGTTTGGTTTTGTTTGTGTCATGCTTGCGGCCCTGAAGGTTTCCTCTTTCCCCGATCAGGGCCGCTTTCCATTGTTCGCTTGAGGTTTTCCCGCCCGCCCTGACTATCTTCACCAAATGCGGGCTGAAGGTTTGTTTTTAGATTTCACTACCAGCGAAATCACCACCATCCTGGCCAAGGCCAAAGCCTTGATTACGGAAGGCAAGACGCTGATGGCCTACGGCATCGGCGGCCGGAATGCTACCAAGCAGTTTACGCTGCCGATTGACCAGGTGCTGCGCGAATGCCGTTTCGCTCTCAAAAAGAAAGACCCTGCAACATACGGCTACCTTTCAACTCGCACCTACGCCAAATTCCGCAATGCTTAAAGGATTCTTAAAAAAACTCGGTTCGCTTTGGGAACCACAATATCAGAGCAACCGACACCGGCGGCCGATGCGTTCCCTGAACCTGGACACACGCAAACTGATTCCGACAGGCACGCACCAGCAATTGATTTCTGCCGGCCGCTGGTTGTTTGGCAACTTTGCACCTGTTCGCGGCGCCCTGCTTGAGCAATGCACTTACAGCGTGCAACCGTTTATTCCTCAGTATGTCGGCAAGGATTTAGAATGGGGCGTGCGTGCTGAATCCTGGTTGAACGATTGGCACAAAATTATGGACGTCCAAGGGCGCTGTGACTTTGAAGAATTTCTTTACCTGTCGCTGCTATCAATCAAAAGGGACGGCGACGTCGGCGTGATGCTGACCAACACGGCCGGAGGTTATCCAGCCGTTCAAATGATACCTGCTCACCGCATAGCCAGCCGAACCCAGAACGCAAACGAACACAATGGCGTAATCACAAACAAGCAAGGCCGTGCGGTGTCCTATATGATTGACGGCGAGCGCAAAGTCAGCGCCCGCGACATGGCCCTGTGCTTTTTCCCTGAATGGGCTGACCAGGGGCGTGGCGTCACTCCTCTCTCGGCCGTCACCGGCGACTTGCAAGACGTCAAGGAATTACGCGAGTACGAACTGAACGCGCAGAAGGCAGCCAGCAGCATTGCCCTGGTTGAACACAACGAAGATGGATACGCCGACGACTCCGAGGCGTTCATCGACCAGACGATTGACGACGGCAACCTGACGACGACCCTTGAAACCTTGGAGGGCGGCGCCATTCGATATTTCCGCGCAGGCAGCGGCAGCAAAATTGAGGTGCTAGACAGGAACCGGCCAGGCGCCAACGCCCAGGAGTTTGAAAATACAATTTTACGCAGCGCATTCCAGGCGCTCGAATGGCCTTACGACCTGTCCCTTGATCCGACCAAGATTGGCGGCGCAGTTGTTCGCCTGGTGACTGCGAAGGCGCAGCGCACAGTCGAGAAAAACCAGCGGCTTGTCCGAAAAATTGCCAAACGCATTGACGGATACGCCTTGGCTAAAGCCATGAAGTTGGGATTGCTACCACAACCCAAGGGCGGCGATTGGTATTCCTGGCACTACCAAGGCCCGCGCAAAATTTCAGTTGATGGCGGGCGCGATGCGGCTGCCGGTCGAGAGGATTACAAATTAGGCCTGACAACCTTGCAGGAACTATACGCCGACCGCGGTCTTCACTGGGAAGATGAAGTGGAGAAACGAATTACCGAACAGCGTTTTGTTTTAGACCTGGCCGAAAAGCACGGCATAGATCCAAACCGCGTTCAATTACTAACACCAAACGGATTACCTAATGAAAATAAAACAGGAGTTTGAAAAGTGGGCAATTCTGCCGGCATCTATCGAGGCAGCCCAGGCAGCCCTGAGCGCAAACATAATTGAAGGCGCCGAGGACGGCCCGCATGATGAAATGGATGAATACACCTTCAGCGAGGCCGGAGGCGTGGCAATCATTCCTGTGTCCGGCGTCATTGGCCACAAGGTTGGCCCAGTTGCCAAGATGTTGGGCGCCGTTGATGCGCTTGACATTATGGCGGCCATTGAACTGGCAGCCGACGACGACGAAGTTGATATCATTATTTTGGATATTGATTCGCCAGGTGGGACAGTTGCCGGCGTGCCGGAGTTGGCCGAAACCGTCGAGGCCGTGCAGGCGTCAGGCACAAAAAAAATATACGCCTACACGGACAGCCAAATGGCCAGCGCAGCATATTGGTTGGCGGCAGGTGCCAACGGTATATTTGCCGCACCGTCGGCAGACGTTGGCAGCATTGGCGTATACCTTCCTGTGATGGATACCAGCGCCGCATTAAAGGAGCAAGGCGTCCAGGTTGAGATTTTCAAAAGCGGCAAATACAAGGCCGCCGGTTTCCCTGGTGTTCCTTTAAATGAGGAAGTGCGAAAGCACCTGCAACTTGAAGTAATGGAAACCTACAACGAGTTTGCCGGCTTCGTTAAAAAGTTCAGGCCCGAACTAAATTACGAACATTTGCAGGGCCAGACATTCACCGGCCGGCGTGCCGCAGAGATTGGCATGATTGACGGCGAGGCCAAAAGTTTAGATTCCCTCTTGCAAAAACTAGGCAGGGCGTAAGATGAACGCAGATGTTTTTGAAACGATGACTATTGCACAAGAAAACGCCGACCTAAAAACGCAACTTCAAGCTGCGTCTGTTGGCACCGATCAGGCAGCCGGCGAAGTCGTCGCGTTGAAATCCCAGGTTTCCCAACTTGATGCCGCACAGGCTGGCTTGCTTGAAAAATGCGGCCTACTTGAAGCTGAACTTTCCGAGGCTAAGGCTAACCAGGCCGACGTTGCCGAGTTGGCTGGCGCCCAGGCTGCCGAGATAGTCGCGCGACAAGGCGCCGACCCTGTGGCCGAGGTTGCCGAGGAAGTCAGCAAATCGAAAACTGTCGATGAACTGTGGAATGATTATTCCGCTATTTCAGATTTAAAGGAGCGCACGCTCTTTTATCGGAACGAAATCAAACCGCAACTTTAACTTTTAGGAGAACAATAAAATGGCGATAAATGGAATAAACCTGGCCCAAGTGGCACAGCAAACGCTGGAGACATTGAGCGCAGAGACGCCGGTGTTGAAAGCATTCACTACCGACTTCAGCAGCGATGTTGCTAATGTCGGCGAATCAGTAACCACCCGCATCGCGAGCGCCGTAACGGCCGTAAGCGCCACGAGTGGATACGGCGGCGCTGCCCAGACCAGCACAGCCAAGACAATTACCCTGGATAATCATATCCATTACACCGCCAAGTTCACCGATTTGGAAATCTCAAAGGGTGGAATGTCTATGTTGGAACGAACTTTCGTTCGTCCGGCCGTTCACGCAGTTGTCACCAAAATGGTTGGCGACCTGTTGGACTTGGTTAAGGCAGACCCGTTCACAGCGGTTACTTCCGTAATTGCAACTGATGCCATTTCTGCCGACGACATCGCCGACCTGGCTGGCGACATGACGACGCTAAACGTGCCGCGTGCTAATCGTTCGCTGGTTGTCAATCCGAGCTATTACGCAACGCTGGCGCAAGATGCCGGCATTCAGGCCGCATACGCATACGGTGGAACCGAAGCAATTCGTGAAAACATGATTCCACGAGTACATGGTTTCAATGTTTACGAGTACAGCGGCCTTGATGCCAACGGTGAAAGCCTTGGCGGCTTCGCTTGCGGGCAGGAGGCTTTACTTCTGGCAACACGCCAGCCGAGCATTCCAGAAAACTGGAGCGGCGCCCTTGAGTCAGTCCAAGATCCTGAAAGCGGCCTGACAATTCAGCTTCGTAATTTCTATGATGGTTTGACCGGCGCACAGTACATCACGGCAACGTTGATTTATGGCGTGTCGGTTGGTTCGCTATCGCTAAAGCGCATTATAACAGCCTAATGAAGTTAAGCATGACGCTTGGCCGTAAGGGCGATAAGTTTAAAACACTTTACGCCGGAGGCGATGCTGGGGCAGCGGTTGCTGCCATGGCCGCCGAAGTCGAAGCAGAAAAGAAACGGTTTGATGAGGTGTTGCTTTACAAAGCACCAATGCCGTTCAAGCGGCGGCGCCTTACAGCTTAACAGTCAGAAGTTAAACAGCCGGCGGCCTGCAATTGCGGCCGTCGGCTTTTTTGTTAAATGAGCGAATACACGGACGACATTAACGAGATGATTGCCGACCTGGGGGTGGGCTATTCCCTTGTTGTGGCAAGCGGCGCCACGCTGTTTGCCTCCGGCGCAGTCAATGAAATTTCAAAAGGCAACGACGCCGGCGAAGGCGGTTTCCTTGACGACTTCGACCTGACGTTAATAGCAAAAAAAGCCGACCATTCAACGCTGCCAGTTATAGGTTCAAAAATCACCGTTGACGGCCAAAGCTATCGAATCGAAAAAATCACAACAACACCGGCCGACTCTGCTGAAGTGCGGTTTAGTTTAATGAGTGCCGACCGATGAGCGTAAGAATCAACTCAACAGCATTCACGCAGCAGTTGAGGCGCTACGCCAAGGTGAACCGGCGCAGCTTCAAGGACATTGTGAACGCCAAGGCGCTGGACATGGCCTTCCAGGCGTTGAAACACACAGACGCAGCCAGCGCCAGCGCCATCGAATACAAACTCGGCGCCATCGGCAACAAGGTTGTTAAGAGCAGGAAAACCGGCCAATTGAGGAAGGGCAAACGAATGCTGAAGGAAAGCAGTTTCGCGGCCAGGATCGTAAACAGCCGACGCAAGAAGGCTGGCCAGCCGATGATATGGGGCCAGGAATTAGAGAAGGCCGCGCAGAAGCTAATCAACATGAGGGTGAGGGCTGTTAAGTTTTTGAAAAGTGGCTGGCTGCCGGCAATCAAAAAACTTTCATACGCAGTCGAGCGCCGAGACAGGCGCCCATGGCCAAAAGGCTTGAGCAAAGGCAAGGCCGCAACTAAAGGCTGGGGAAGACCGGCCAAGTTAGAACTGAAGCCGGAGGCCTGGGTTGCCAACAGCGCCACAAACAACAGCCCACAAGCCATCAGCAAGATCAAGGCAGGGTTGAGCAGGGGCATGGCCG